GCTGTTACGATTAATCTTCTCTATGAGTTCTGGAAGATTTTCAGCATGATACCTTTGAAGGTTAGTCATTTTCTTAGCTCCTTTTTAAGCGAGTTTTTATTAAGTGGATCCTTTCGGCATCCATTATTAATTATATCAGTTTTCTATAATCACAGATTCGGTTAACTGTATTAATCGTAGGTGGGTATCCGTATGATCAGTTACATGGTACGTATAACCGCCCATTTCTTTTACTGCTTTAGCTAAAGGATAATCGTTTTCACCCTCCTCCATCATATCACCAAAAAAATGTAATTCATCATCAGATTCAAAATCCCTCAGTATCTGACTTTTATTCCTTCCTATTGGTGCGAGATCAAGACCTGTTTGACCACCTATTTGCACTTCTAAGTTTGGAAATTTGTTTTTTAATCTTGAAGCAATCTCCGATCTTTCATTAGTATTTTTATCCCATCTTATATACTCCTCCCTATAAAATATTGAGCTATCCCCCCTACCAATGATGCTAAAATTTACACCACCAGGTCTTCTCTCTATATGTAAACCGTTACGAATGGGAAAATCACTATGAATCAACTCATTCTGAAGACAGTTTTCTACATCTTTAGGTAACTCCCAATTATCCCTATAAACATTTTGATCACCTTCATATACATCACTGCCAGAGCAATTATAAACTCTCTTACATTTATTGTAGATAAAAGGTGTTATCTGTTCTAGAGTCTTATCCCTATCACTGCCTGTGACGAGATATACATCATGATTAGATATGAAGTATGAGAAGTAGGGCAAAAATTCGACAGCGATTTCCCTCCTACTGGGAGTTAATGTCCCATCCACATCAAAAATAAATTTTTTCAATTACTCTTCTTCTGGTGTTTTAGTTTTTTTACCGATGTTATATTTTTGTTCCAAAATCCAATCACCCTTATCTTTATAAGATAAAACTTTGATTTGATTTAATGGAGCAATGTCAGAAACGTCTTCTTCCTTCACTATATTAATGAGACCCCAATCAGCCAAAAGGCGAGTAATACGATTCCGACGCTGAACGTCGTTAACAGTAAGGTTAGCGTGTTTACCATCAAGGGCAAATAACTCCTTAAAATGCACTATATAATATCTACCCTGTTTATGCAATATATGACAACTTTGGTAAAGTTTCTTTTCTTTTCTTGACGCTACACCGATTCTTGTGAGGGTTTCCCTAACTTTTAGAAAATCATCTGGTTCGTTTAGAACCACTTCCACCATGTTCTCCTGAGACCATTTCACAGTAGGTTCAACTGTTACAGTCATTTTGTTCCTCCAATTTCAAGTCGTTGTTTAATGAATTTAATTTGTTCAGGTGTTAATATTTTTAAAGCTTGTGATGCTTTTTCGTTACTATAACCATAGTATTGTTTGATGCATTCTATGTCCGTGACTTTCTCCTTACGGAGCCAGGGAGAGAATCTCTTTTTTTTCCTAAGTGTATTTAGATAAAAAGAATATTGAAGATCTTTATCTAAGAAAGAATATTTATTCATCTCATTTGCAAACATGATGCAATCAAGATGGCCTGATAAACAACGATTTATAATGTAAGGAGGATAATCTTTTATGGTGGATGGATCCTCATCAATCAAATTATCTTTAGTAAAGTTGATAGAGTTCAACCAATCTTTTAATTCTGTCATTGTGTGAGTTCCTCTATTTTATCCCGCCAAAACTGACGATCATCCTCAGATATCCAAGGGTTATGACTTTGAACATGTGCATGTTGCAACCATTTTTCTTTGCTCCAATCTTTTTTTGGGCCCATATAATCTTTTAAAGTCATCTTATTATTTGTATATCATCGTCATCTGTCCAAAGTTCAACCTTAGTTCTAAATCTATCTTCCTTCTTCAATTTCTCATATCTTTTACTTGCTTTCTTTTTCCACCATTGAACAATATTATCAAGATGAAACTTATCCCAATTTTGACCTCTAACTAAACTATCCTGTTCTTCTAAAATTACTTCTCTAACATTTGAATAACCATAATCAGAAATATAAAATCTTTTCTTTTGTGTAAGACCAAATGCCATATCTATAACATCATTAAACTTCTTCAATTTACTTTCATCCTTTAGTGATTTTTTAATACTAGCAATCATTTTAGTTTGCCTCTTCATTTTTTTAGAGGAAGCTCTGTTGTCAGTCAAAGGTGTATTATTATTTAAGACAGTAAATCTATTATGTAATCTATGAAACACCTCATCATGAAGTAAAGGTAAAAATTTACTTTCAGTCAAACCCTTATATCTCATGAATGGTTTTAATCCATCATACTGAGATGCAGAAGTTGTAGATCCATATAATGAAGTAGTTTCAAATAGTGCAATATCCTTTTCAAATACTTTATTTAAAGTCTCTCTTGCAAAATGTGAAACACACATCAATGCCAATAATTTACCACCAAGATAATTATAGCCAAATGGTTGAGATGGGACAATTACAAATCCCATAGCAGCATGTCTATTAAACACAGAAAGGTTAGGTTGTTTACCTAACCAGATGTTTCTAGGTTTTGAATTAATAGTTGGAGATCCAAACCGAATAAATCCAACTACTTGTTGTGTTCTTTTTTCATATATCATCCAACGCAACTCTCTACCAGGAATATTACTCTCATTATTATGAGATGATACTGCTGCTAATAAACTCTTATAATGTTCTTGTGGAATTGATTGTTCAAATCTATTACCAACAAATTTAATATCAAACTCCATCTCATTAGGATGAATGTCATCATTAAAAAATTCATCTTGTAAAGGACTTAATTGACTTGTTTGTAAAACTAATTCTTTTTTTACATACCTAAGATAATCTTCAATGGATGTAAAATTTTCAAAGTAATTAATAAATTCGTCAGCAGCCCATGTGGCATCTGCCTCACTGATAAGCATGATTTAATAAAAAGTTCTGGGATAGGTATACTTCTCAACTTCTACTACTACAGAATCAACTATTCTATCAAAACTCTCTGCCATTCTTCTAAATCCAGATCCTACAAATAATTGTCCTGCGACCACAGATACTGTTGCAGCACCCCAAAATAGATAATAAAATCTAGATTTCACTTGTGCTCTTAATTTTTGTTTACTTGTCATGATGATGTTGTGGATAATCTTGTTCTTGTGCTCTCTGAGTCAATATGGGTTTTTTACCTTCATGGCCATGAGCAATACCTAACTCATGCATTTTAGCATGTTCGTCAATGGGGTCTCTAAGTTCTTCACCACCCGCACCAAAAGTTAAATAAATTCCATAACCAACCATGAATAAAACAAATCCAGTTATTAAAGAAATAACTTGTCCTGTTGGTGATAATCCCTCAAAGTTTCCATGAGGTATTAAAGTAAGAAAAATCATTTTAAGATCTCCAAGATAGAATAATAGACAACAAATCCAGAGCCTATTCCAGATAGTAATAGTAAGATTCCAAGGAAACCAAAGCAAGTAAGTTTAAATGGTTTCTTGTTCTTTGTCATTTGAATTTACATTCAACCATAATCTCTGTTAGACAGGCTAGCATATTTATTTCTTGATCGGCAACAAATGCGATTTGATACTGATACTTAGCAAGTATGAGAACAGCAGCAGGGATGGTGGCAGGAACCAAGGAATCATAGAGACTATCGTAAATACGACGCAAAAGTACAGCAGGATCATTGTCCAAATTATCGACACACCATTTACGTACTTGAGGAAAGTTTTTCTCCCTAAGACTTTTAATGAGATCATTTACTTTTACGTCTGAGAAATGAGCAAGTATGCCACTATCTATCTTTCCACCAACAGAGTATCTTTGACATTCATTTAATACTCTTCTCCAATCAGGAAAATGTTTAGAAATTAATTCCAATAAAACTTTCTTATCTGATTCTATTCTTTCTTCTGTTAAGATATCATTAAGTCTTTTAAAGAAAGCAGCTGCTATCGCTGCTTTATCTTTTTTTGTTACACTAAAATCAATTACTGCACATCTTGAGTGAAGTGGTTCGATGATTTTGTTTTTGTAATTGCAGGTAAAAATGAATCTACAGTTTCTGGAGAACTCCTCAATACTCGCTCTAAGAAGGAGTTGTACGTCGGGAGTGGTATTGTCTGCTTCGTCGATGATGATGACTTTATGCTTTGCCTCAGACGAGAGAGAGACTGTTGACGCGAAGTTTTTTGCGTTGTTCCGAACAGTGTCGAGAAAACGGCCTTCATCCGATCCATTAATGACATAGTAATCAACTCCTAATTCTTTACATAGTGCTTTTGCTACTGTGGTCTTACCAATACCTGGTGGGCCAGACAATAGCATATTTGGGATTTCTCCCTTTGATAAAAAGTCTTTGAAAGTTTTCTTTGTGATCTCTGGTAAGATACACTCCTCAATTGTTGTGGGTCTGTATTTTTCAACCCATATAAAATCACTCATTAGATCTCCACTCTTTTCTCATATTAACATAGATATCGCTTTTTGCGACAATATCTCGTATCTTCTTAAAGATACCAGCAGATTGTGCATACTTGCTAGTAGCATGATCAGGTTCTTGTGGCCTGATATTGCCTTCACTGTCATACTTTTTACCTGAGTTATGATTAGCATACCTCCTTGCCCGTGTGAACCCCATTTCAAGGAACTTACGACACATATCCATACCTATAAAATCTCTTTTAGATCTATAGTCTTCATACATTGAGTATATTTTATTGGTGGATATTATTGCCTCAGTGGGAGTTTTGAATCTCCAATGAGAGCATATATCGTTAGTATAAGGGCGAACCAGTAGAACCCCTTGCTCCCCTCTTCCAATACGATATAGTTTACGAGTCTCCTCGTTTGTAAAGTCAAGTGTTTTGTAATCGAGATCATAATCAAACTCTTTCATAGCCAATGTGGTTTTCTAGATGGGTCACGAAGATAATTAGATGAAGCCCAAGGTTTGGACTTGATATAACGTTTGTAAGCAGTAATAGTATCGATGGTGTTATCAAACTTCCATTCCTCTGGCATAGCACGAGGGAAGTCCTGAGCTCTATTATAGCACGTTATGCAAGAGTCTGTCTTCTTCTCAAATATTTTTTGTGCTTCCAATAAAGTAGATTCACATCCATGAACTTTACCATAACGATGAGTATACTCTTCAACCAATGAAATTCCGTGTGCAAGTAACCATGCTGTGTTGTATATGTTTTTTGCAGCCCAAACGGTAGAGGGATGTCCTCTAAACCCACCTTTCTCCGTGAAGTATGCTGTACCATCTTTCTTGTGTAATTGTCCCCAATCATAATACCACTTAGAATATATGATAGCGAGCATTTGACAACTCTCCAAAGGCATCTTGACCACATGTTTATCAGGCAATACTCTTGCTGAAACATCTGGATCAGGATGAGTAATAAAAATGTTCATAATGATCTAGTAATAGTCTGTGACTCAATCTCAGAAGCTTTCATCCACTCCTTTATGAACTTGTAAATGAATTAATTTACAACTGGCTTTTTCAACCGCTTTATATAATCCTAATCTAATATGCTCTTCATTGTCCAACGTGGAGTCAGAGCATTTTTTTAATTTGAATAGAATGTGTTTCATAACGAGGAAGAGTATAATGATCATTCCAATGTCTAATGTTACCTGCAACAATAAAACAATTGGTAATCACTAATTGTAAAAAAATAAATGTTCTAATTATACAAATTATATTGTCATACTCTTTAGTTGTTTCATCTTGAAAAGAACCTAAAGCATATTTCCATATTTTCCAAATTTCTCTCACCTATTATAACCTGCAGATCTTCCATCTTTCC